ACGAGATGAAAGGAGCGTGATATGCGAGGCTCTCCACATTCAGCTTCTCCACCTGTCCTAACTCTTCAAGGTGGGCGCGCCATCCTGGAATCAGTGTAAGGTCAGTCAACAAACGTGTCTGCCCTCTTGCATCATAGAGGTCAAGAAGAGAAAGAAACCTTCTCTGTATGTTTGGCCCCTTGTATGGTGCAACCTTGAACACCAACTCCTGCGCACTTTGGGAATCCCCTATGAGGCTAAGGAGTCTAATGAGAGCTCTCATCTTTGAGTCCTTAATACCCGAAACCTTCTCTGGGAAGGTCCACCTCTTCACAACTTCCTCAATTGGTCGATCTGGTAGACATGTTGGCCAGTAATGCCCAAGGAAGTGAGGGTCCCCTCGAGCGAACTGTGTCACACCAGTCTTTCCTACATTTAGCTTCAGTCCCAGCTCCCAGAATGCTGAGGCTATCTGCTTGAGGCTTCTATACTCATCGTCACCGATGATTGCATCATCGCCCAAAACCAGCAGTTTATCAACACCTGCTGTATGGCCAAAAATGCGCATCATCATATACTGCACAGCACAGTAGTTTACGATGCTATCCACAAGCTGAGTGAAGAAGCTTCCACTTGGTACACCACCATTCACCCTATAGACCTGACGGTCTGGGGTCATGATTGGCGTGTGGATGAAGTAGTTAATGACCCGGTCCCAAGCGAGTTCGTCCTCTTCGTCCACGAACTCAAAATGGGTTCGAAGCACACGGAAGGCGAACACGATTAGCCCAACTGGGACAGACGCGTCAAAGCCTGAAAAATCAAGCGAATAACGCACATTACTATTTCTTATCCTGGTCATCTTTGCACCGACCTGGATTTTTCCAAGGCCAAAAGCCATTGGCGTACTAGCTGAGAGAAACCTCTCAATCAGTAATGGAGCAAACTTTGCCTCCAATATCGTCATTGACTGTGGGTAACCCCACACAAGCCTTGTTTTTGGGCCATCGTCACCATGCTGGACACGCCTAAAAGATAGGCAAGGGTCTGGCTTACGACCATGCACTATCCTTCGAGCCCTTTCCAAATCTGACTGAAAGGCATCAACCTTTTTGCCAAGTAATGGAAGTCCAGCACTACGGCTCAACTTGAGTGTATCCGCAAGATTCGGCCCCAATCTAAAGGGCTCCATCTTTCCCTTAGTGCAGCCGAAGCGCCGCATAGTTACCTTATAGGCCCTATGTAGTGCTTCAGAGTCGGCATCTCGCATGCCATGCCGCTCACCATAACGAGCGAGCTTCTCAATCAACTCGTCCACGTTAGCCAAGGACTTGTTATCCCTACTTGGGATTAGATCGAAGCCCATCCGTTCGAGTTCCTTGTGAACTCCGTAC